CGTTGATAACTTTACAAAGAACCTTAAATCAGCCGATACCGAGGTCAAAACCTTTGGCGATAAGGTTGGCGATTTTGGCAAAAAGGCCGGACTAGCGTTTGCCGCAGCTGGTGCAGCCGCAGCCGCCTATGCAGGCAAATTGGCCATTGACGGGGTCAAGGCAGCCATCGAGGACGCTGCCGCACAGCAGAAGTTAGCCATTACCTTAAAGAACGTCACAGGGGCTACAGAAGCCCAAATATCGGCAACAGAGGACTACATCACAAAGACATCTATAGCCTTTGGGGTTACAGATGATGAACTACGCCCATCCATCGAGCGTTTGGCACGTGCAACCGGTGATCTTGAAAAGGCGCAGAAGCTACAGACAGTTGCCATCGATGTTGCCGCCGGATCAGGTAAGTCGCTAGAAGCCGTCACAAATGCAATGGCTAAGGCCGCAGAAGGCAACACAGGCGCGCTTGCCAAGCTAGGTATTGGGTTAACTGCCGCTCAGCTTAAGACCATGAGCCTAGATGACATAACAGCCAAACTTGCAGATACTTTTGAAAATCAAGCTGCGGCAAAGGCCGACACATTTCAGGGCAAATTAACACGCTTGCAAATTGCTTTTGACGAAGGCAAGGAAACAGTAGGCGCATTTATCCTTACAGCTATTACGCCGCTGGTCGAGACAATTGTAAACAAGGTTGTGCCAGCGATACAGGATTTCACAGAAAACATTGGCGATAAATTGCAGCCAGTATTGCGATTTATTCAGCCTATCCTTAACGGACTTAAATCAGCGTTTGATAGCGTGCGCGGATCAATCGAGCGTAACAATGAAGATTTACAGCCATTTTTTAACTTGATGGTAAACATTGGCGAGTTTGCACGCGACGTACTTGCACCTATTTTGGGTAAGACTTTAGGCGGGGCTTTTAGATTACTGGGCGGCATATTGTCAGAGATTATTGACCAATTTGCCAACCTTGTACGTTTGATAACAAATATTTACAATCGCATTAAAGGCATTATTGATGCTGTGAAAGGCGTTACCGGATCAATAGGTGGATTCTTTAGCAACGCATCATATTCCGCACCCGATGGGGGTAGCGGGGGTAGCGGCCAGTTTATTACAACCGGATTAACCACGAAAATCCCAAGCATTTCCGACATAGACGATTCAGATGCCCGTTTGCGATCTTTCGCAGCCGGTAGGACTACAAGCATTACAGTCAATGGGGCAATTGATCCTGAATCAACAGCCCGACAAATTGTCGGCCTACTTAATGACTCATCAGCTCGCGGCACGCTAGGCGGTTCAGGATTGGTCTTTGCATGACCGCATATACCCCCAGTTACAAAGTGCTGATAAACAACGTTGAATTAACTGATGTGACAGTAGCCAACGTAACCATTACGTCAGGCCGCACAGACATTTACTCACAGCCGGTTGCAGGCTATTGCCAATTGCAATTGCTCAACTTTGACAATAGCATTTATGACTTTACAGTAGGCACACAGATTACGATTGAGGTCACAGACTCAACTGCCGCGTATGTTCCGATATTTGGCGGTTACATTTCAGACTTTACAATTGCCGTCAATCAGACTGGGGCGCTGGGCAATACAACAGCTGCACAGATTACAGCTTTAGGTGCATTATCTAAATTGCCAAAAATTGTCGATGATGGCATTTTGTCACAAGATGAAGATGGAGATCAGATTTACAGCCTTTTGTCAGGCTACCTTCTTGGCCAGTGGCAAGATGTGCCAGCGGCTACAACATGGGCAACCTACACGCCTGCAACCGGCACATGGGCAAACGCGCTCAATCTTGGTTTAGGTGAAATCGATCGTCCGGGTGATTTCTTACTTATAGCACGATCAGCTAGTGAAACCGACGTTTATAGTCTTTGCTCACAAATTGCCAACAGCGCATTAGGCGTACTTTACGAAGATGCAAACGGAAACATTGGATATGCCGACAGCACACACAGACAAGATTACCTAGCGGCTAACGGATACACCACGCTTGATGCCAACCACGCTAACGGATATGGCCTAGCGGTTACAACCCGCGCCGGTGACATCCGAAACAAGTACGCCATCACTTATGGCAACAATGCTAACCACACCTACGTAGCAGAGGATTTAGACAGCATTGAAACATATGGTCAATATGGAGAGGCTTTTCTTTCCAGCATCAAGAACGCCGCAGATGCCGAAAATTTTGCAGATCGCATTGTGGACTTACGTGCTGATCCAACCCCCAAATTCCAGAGCATTACCTTTGAGCTAGGCAACCCTGAAATTGACGATGCCGACAGAGATGCCCTTATCAACATATTTATGGGTCAGCCTGTATGGATACAGAACCTGCCTATAAATATCGCCAGCGGGTCATTTGAGGGTTACATCGAGGGCTGGACGTTTAGGGCAAGCCTCAACAATTTGACCATTACGTTTAACGCGTCTCCGGTCAATTTCAGTCAAGTTGCCGTAAAATGGAATCAGGTAAACGCAGCTGAAGCATGGAATACCATAAATCCAGCATTAACGTGGCTTAACGCGATTGGAGTCGTAGCTTAATGGCAACAACAACACCTAATTTTGGTTGGTCAGTACCAACCTCAACAGACCTTGTAAAAGATGGCGCAACCGCTATTGAAACACTTGGTGATTCAATTGACGCGTCGCTTGCAGATTTAAAAGGTGGCACAACAGGTCAAGTGCTTGCAAAAAATAGCGGCACGGATATGGATTTTATTTGGTCAAGCCCAAATCCCGGAGACATAACAGCAGTTACAGCTGGTACAGGTATTTCAGGTGGCGGCACATCAGGAGACGTAACAGTTACCAACTCAATGGCAACAGCCATCGATGCCAAAGGTGACTTAATTGCGGGGACTGGTGCAGATGCGTTTGCAAGATTAGCAGTTGGCACAAACGGCCAAGTCTTAACAGCGGATTCAACAGCTGCAACTGGTTTAGCTTGGGCGGCTGGTGGTGGCTCTAGTGGCCCAGCATTTTGGGTTAGACGCGCAACATCATCACAAAGTTTATCAAGCGGAGTTTTAACAAAAATGCAATTTAATTCTGAAGAAATTGACACAGACAATTGCTACGATCCAACAACCAATTATCGATTTACTGCAAATAAATCAGGCTATTATCAATTAAATTGTAATATTCTTATGGACGGCGGTTCTATGACTGCGGGTGAAGTTGGGTTTAGAAAGAATGGAACTAGCTGGGCGTTTGGAACTTTTGGCGCTCCGGCAAGCGGATATCTTGCTGTTTGCTGTTCCTCAATTATTTACCTTAACGGCACTACTGATTATGTTGAAGTTTTTGGAACAAATTATGGTGGCGGAAATCTTAATGCAAGCATTACAAGTAATTTTAACGGCGTATGGATTAGGAGCTAATCATGGACTTGTTCAAAGAAATTACGGAAACTTACCCAGAACTAACTTGGCTTGATTTTCGTCATGATGGCGTAATCAATTTGCAAAACGATAGCGACGGCACGGGCGATTACATTGCAAAATGGGAATTTTCTAAGCCAATCCCTGCATCTTTAGCGGCTTACGATAGAACATGACCTACCCACAAGGCACGGCAGCCTTAGCAATTAGCATTGCTTTAAATGAGCAAGGTGTAATTGAAGAACCGGAAAACATTACAAAGTATGGTAAATTTATGAAAGCTGACGGCCTGCCGTGGTGCGGATCGTTTTGCAATTGGGTATTGGCACAAGCTGGAGTCAAGAATCACAGCGTGGTCGGCACAGCTGCCGGAGCGCATAAATTCAAAGAAATGGCTCGATGGTTCAATGAGCCGATACGTGGCGATTTAGCGTTCATGGATTTTCCGCACGATGGCGTAGATCGCATTAGTCATGTAGGCATTGTGGTCGGCCGCGATGGCAACAACATTTTGATAGTTGAAGGCAATACATCACGCGGCGGGGATCAACGCAACGGCGGCATGGTATTGCTTAAGGTACGCACAGCTGATGTCATCGTAGGATATGGCAGGCCAAAGTACGTGCCCTACAAAGGTGAGTATCCATTGGTTGAAGTAGCACCACCGCCAAAAAAGGCAAAGTTACTGAAAGGTAAAAAATGAAAGAATTTAAGAAAATAGCAGCATCGTATGGTCGTTCATTTTTGGCTTCTT